AGAGAGCACTCAGCACCGATTACATTTAGAATCTGCATGAGCATTTCAGTTGAGTTAGAGTCAAGACTAGAGTCAAAAACTTCGTCTAGAATGAGTAGATTTGTATTCATAGAGTTACGAAGCTTGGAAACTGCTCTCCATGTAAAAAGCAAAGCAAGATCAATCCTCTGCTTTTCACCTTCAGAAAAAGAAGAATAACTAAACTCATCTCTAAATCTAGACTTGATGGTTTCCTCAAACTGACTATCAAGTTGGAAGTCAACAAAGAAATCCATGATTGATAGATACTTATTAATCAGTTTATTAATGATGGGCACATACTGATTGATGATTTTAGTCTTGATACCACCATCCTTAAGCATGGATGAAGCAAATGCAAGAACTTGTTTTTGTTCATAAAGTTCATTATATTTACCGGCAACCACAGATAGTTCTTTTTCTAGATCAGAAATCTTTAGTTCAGATTCAGTGTTTATATCATTTTTAGCATTGACTATTTCCTCATTCAATGAATCAATCTTCCATTGAAGTTGGGAAATGACCTGTTCAAGTTGAGTCTTTTCCTCACGAATCTTATTAAACTCAGAATATTCCTCATTATAGATATCTAGTTTTGTTTTTAGATCAGTTTCTAGTTCGGAAAGTTTTTCTAAACCAGAGTTCAGTTCGGCAATCTTTCCATTATTGATTTCTATTCTCTCACAAGATAGCTTTGTGTCAATACCTTGTTTGCAAGTTGGGCAGTTTTCATGATCGGTAAAGAACTTGATTTCATTGCTGAGTAGATTTCTCTTGGCATTAAGATCATATTTCAGTTGCTTATATTTTTCAATCTTTTTGTTGATTGCTTTAATATCAGTACCATTTAGTTTGGCATTAATGATATGATATTGAGCTTGAAGAACATTCAGTTTTTGTTGTTCAATCTCAATCCTAGTTTTAAACTCAGAAATAGTTGCTTTCTTTTCATCAATAAAAACGGTACTTTTGGTCTTTAGTTCCTTGATGTGGTCATTGACCAACTTGATCTTTTGTTCAATGAGTTTCTTTTCATATTCATTTTCAAGCAACTCAGCACTATTCCTTTGAAGATCCTCTTTCAATAAAGTATTCATAGTTGTAAAAACTTGTAGATCAAGTAGATCTTCAATGACAGCACGACGTTGACCAGTAGGTAGTTGCATGAATGGCACAAATGATGCCGAACCAAGTATATCTACCTGACAGAATGTCTTATAGTTTAACTTGAGGATTTGCTTTTCTAGAATATCTTGATAATCACGAACATCGGCTGATTGATTTAATAGAGAGTCATTGCAATGTACTTCAAAGACATTTGGTTTCATACCACGACGAATCATATACGAGTTTCTACCGATAGAGAACTCAATCTCCACCAGAAGATCTTTTTTTGTAATCGTATTCATAAGTTGTGGTTTATTGATATTTCGGAATGGTTTACCGAAAAGAGCGTAGGTAATAGCACAAAGCATAGTTGACTTACCAGAACCATTGGAACCGACAATCAGTGTAGTTCCTGGTTTGCTTAAGTCAATCTCTGTGAACTGATTACCCGTGGATAGAAAGTTGCGCCATCTGATAGTTTTAAAGTAAATCACTCTACACCCATGGAAATAGCCTTATTATATAGATTGGTAATCACTGACTCAAGTTTTTTTGTATTTACGGTGGAGGAATCAAGTTGTTCGATATGTTTCTTAAAAATATCCAATGTTGATTCTGCCTCTGAAATAATCTCAAAATCATTACCAGTATCCATATTCAGATGATCTTCAACAATCTGAATATCCAGTGGTCCTACTTTCTCTAGTTGTTCACAGAATAGATCAAACCAATATGGATTTGTTTTGCTTTGAATAATGACTTTGCAAAGAGTACCAGAATACTTAGACCAGTCTTGAGCTTTAAGTAGTTGCTCGATTGATCCTACATCTGAATCAGAATAGAATAACTTTCGAAACATTTCATATGGATTCTTAATAAACTTTAGATCCAGTGTTTCTAGATCAAGAATGTGGAATCCACGATCATCACCGTAATCTGACCAAGTAAACTGACCATGTGAACCAAGATAAGCAATAGATCCTTTTCTTGATTTATGATGATAATGACCAGATAGAGTCAGCGGAAATCGGTCAAATAGTGATGGATCATCACCGTGAGTATTTACTGATCCACGGTACATATCAAAACCTTCAAGTTCAAGATGTCCCATACAGACACGAGCATATGAAGTCTTGATTGTTTCAATAGAATGTTTTCTATTTTTATCACAAATCCACGGCACTAGAAGAATTTTAGCATCACCGATTTCAATATCGGTTGCCCATTTGTAGATGGGAAATAGATTACTATAGAACTCTTCTGGGGCATTTGGTTCATTTGTATTTTTATAGTAGGTATCATGATTGCCAATCACTTGATGATATTCAAGTTCCCTATTGAGAATAGGTTGAATAAAATCAGTACGTAGTCGATTGACTGTCATGGTGTTAGTCATTTTACGACGGTCGAAAAGATCGCCTAGATGAATGACATGCTTTATTCCTCGTTTGTCAATCTCTGGAAAAAATACATTGTCCAGAAACTTTTTAGTCATATCCATAAATGCTATGTTGTCATTTCTTACACCAAAGTGTGTGTCAGTAATAATAGCAACTTCCATTAGTCTTCCTTATCAACAAATTTTTCTATCCCTACTATAACACTCTTTTTGGGCTTTGTCAACTTGGCTTCAAAGTCCTCAATGATCTGATTTGATGCTTCATTATCAAACGAATCAACTACATACTGAAACTCATGCAGATTGATGTTCTGCATATTCTTATGCTTGATATAAGATTGTTTCTTTTCCTTGGCGATTCTTCGGATAAAAGCATTCCAGGCAATCCAGGAAAAATATCCAAAAGCATTTACAGCACCAGACCTTGATCGTTCAGCAGATTTAGTTTCATCAAAGTTATTGACTGCATCAAGGCAATTCTCGATAGCATCACCGACCATTTCATCCTTATAAGAATAACCAGAGAAGTTTGGGCGAGTCGCCATCTTTGTGCAAATAGCACTAATGCAAACTCCAATATATTCCGGAATCCTAGCATTTGGATCTTCCTTTAACTTTGCTTTATATTCATTTAAAGCAAGCACAAAGTCGTGATTATTCACATAGTGTCTTTTTGTAGTTCTTACAGCATTCATGGGTTGACAACTTTCATAGTATTGGTATAATAGGACTTGACCAAATAAGGATGATATAGGTTATTGAAGGTCTATAGGATATATCTTGTAGTCAAATGACTCTGAGGTATAAATCTTGATACGTTCCACAAAATGGTTTAGAGTATGATTTCTCTTTGTTTTCCATGAGAGATCATCTGCTATATCATATAGTGTGGCATTTAACTTGGTTTCGGATTTACGGAGTGTTCTACCAATAGATTGAAGGTTACGAATCCTGGATTTGGATGGACTTGTAAAGACAACATTCTGTAGATTGACTATATTTGTACCTGTGGAAGTGGTGCCAGAACTAGCAAGGATAATACAGTTTTGTTCTACTTCTACGGCTTTACGAATAGCTTCACGAGTCTCAGCATCAACTTCACCAGAGATAAAAAACACCTTTCGGTTATACTTGTTATCCTTCAACAGATCATATAGAACTTTACCATGTTTTTCCACATAGTTAAAGAATACCATAGTATTACCTTCAAGAGAAAGTACTAGATTTTTGATGAACTTATTTCGTTTAGGATTAGTCACAATAAAGTCTAGTTCGGTTTGGTAATCGGTCTTGCTGATTAGTTTCTTTTCTTCATCAGTATATTTTAGTACTAGAGCCTTGATCTTTAGTTGTGCAATAGTGCCCTTCTCCATTAGTTCTGCCGTAGTAGTGACTTTTCTTGTCGGACCAAATAGACCTTCAAGGACTAACTTATTAGTTTGAGTCCCGTCAAGTGTTCCAGTAAAACCAAATCTATTTTCACATTTAGTAAGTTTAGTCATAATAGAAGTCAGACTTTTGGCTTTAAAAAGATGACAATTTGATACGTTTAAATCTTCAGCAAAATAATTGTGATTATCTTCTATATGAAGATTATAGACTTTATTAGGCTTTTCAATTTTAGTTATTTTAACAATTAAGCCTTTTTCAACCATTTTAATCTTCTTTCAATTTTATCAAGATTTATTACTACTTTTTTTATTTCTTCTAATAATTCTGGCGTTTTACACTTATTAAAATAAGCTTCATCGACTACAATGAAATTATATCCCTGCTCTATTGTAGCTTTCTTTTTATCATAAAAATTCACGTTTTGATATTTTGAAGGTTTTATTTCCACAATAGTATTTGTTTTTTCATCATAAAAATCAGTTATATAAATTTTTTCTTTTTGTGTTTGACTATCATAATATTTTACTCTAATTTTTTCATATTGTAAATCTTTATTTTGTAACCAATAAATCAATTCCCATAAAGATCTTACACTTCTTATTTCATCATTATATCTAAAGTTAATCATACCAAATAGTAAATAATTTTCAGATTTTGGTGTAAATTCACCATTTAAAATCTTCATCTTCATATTATTACTTTGTTTTAAACTATTATTCTTTTTAACTTCATCTGTAAGCTTATGATAAGAATTATTTTCACCCATCTGTCTTTTAGAATGAAGTGCATTTTCACATGCTTCACAACATGTTTTTGCCCATCCTTTCCATCCATGATAATTTAATAATCTAGTATGATTTACACCACAATTTTTACATATACCTTCTGAATATACAAACTTATAGAGATTTATTTTTGTTTCTAACAAATTAGAACCTAATAAATCTATACAATCTTCATAAGAATTTTCAAGAAACCATTTTTTAGGAGATTGCACAAAGGCATTTTTAGATATATTTTCAATAAAGTTTTTTACTTTTAGTTGTTTAGCATTAAACATTTGAACCCCTTACAATGTCATTTATTCAATGCTATTTATAATATCACCCTCTTTAAGATTACGTACTTCCGTCCAATTACCATTTTTTAATAAAACTTTATGATTACCTGTTATTCTAAGTTTATTCCCTGATGCGGTTTCAACTTCATAAAAATCTTCCTCAATGGATAGATTTTCATGCACTTTAATTACCTTTTTGTTTTCAATTAAATTTGTTTTTTCATTATAAGTTTTAACGTAATCTCCTATTTTAATATCTTGTATTTCTTTTTTTGTATTATCAGCCATGGTTATTTTTGTTTCAGGGTGTAAGCATTCGTCACCAATAACAAGATTGAATTGAGCAAACCATGAAGCAGGAAGCTTGTAAATAGACTGCCAAGTCGAGCAGAATATTCTTTTATTGGAAGTCTTTTCTTCACCGCTCATGATCTTATGGACTTCTTCTTGTAATCCATAGTCATAGAAGTCGGATGCCATTTGATGGACTAGTGAAGTTGTGGGGACAATAATAAGAGTCTTAGTATCATAATGCTGTGTAAGCATGTAAATAATAAGAGACTTACCAGAAGCAGTAGGAGAAAGAAGAACTGATCTTCTATTTCTAACCGCATGTACATAAGCATCAATCTGATAATCACGGGGAGTTTTGGTAAGATTCATTGAAGCTATTCTATCTTTAGCCTCAAGTAAAGAGAACTCTTCTTGTGCAAGTAGACCTTCATATTCTACTTCATAGTCTCTTTTTTGACAGAAATCTGCTAGATGTTGTGCTAGACCACAATAAAGCAGACCATTTAATGGATTTAACATTCTGATTTTTCCATCCCAAACTTTATTTCGAACCATGGGATGGAACTTAGCATTTGGAACTTCAAACGTAAAATGATCCGCTATTTCCATTATAATGCCAGGATCAGCAATAATCCTATTGTATACTGAATCGTGTTTTCTTATAATAACTGTATCCATTATGTACCATTTGTAAACTTAATAAAATCAAGCGCAGTTTTAATGAGGAATCCTCTATCTCGTAGAGACTTAATAATGGATTCAAGGAAGTCGATTTTCTCTTGTTGAATACCGATTTGTAGTGATAGATCAATAATATCTTTATCGGCATCAAGATAGAGTTGAACATCGGCTTTGATAATAGCGCCACGTGATGGAAGAACCCAACCTTTAGTTCTTGTTTCCTCATTATGACCTTGAGTATAAAACTCATACTTATCAAGCTTAAGTTTCTTCATTTCAGATTCTAGTTTACGGAGTCTTGCTTTTTCAGCAATGTAGATCTTGTAATACTTATGATGAAGTTCTGGAATCTTAATGGATTCGATATCAAGACTAGTCCGTTCTATATTAGAATCTTTCTCCCATTCAGCAAAGATAGATTCAAAATTCATAATAACCTCATAACAATTTAATAAGGTATTATATCATTTAGTTATAACTATGTCAACCACCAATAAAGACCTTTTTAAATCCAGAAATAATAATATTATCTGGTCCATAGTTATCGCCAATTCGTGCTATTCGTTTACCGCCAGCAAATACAGTTGATGAACCTCCAGTCATAGTTGAATTATCTAGTGAACCACAACCTATAGCATAATGATCACCGACTTCATCACCTTCAACTACAACTTTTTGTCCATCAATATAAACTTCAACGGAACCAGGTCCTGTAACAGTTTGAACAGGAAACTTACAATCTTTCCCAGCACCAGTTATTGAAAAAACTCTATCATTACCATCGGCTCTTGCTGCTGCTGGCATTATACTTTTCCTTGTGCTAATGTTGATTGAAATGCTGCTAATGCTGGAATCCAACCCCAATAGATATATTGACTTATAGGTCTTGAA